GACTGCGGCTCCCACTGTCAAGTATAGTAATAATGGCAATGGGTGTCGAGTTAGGCACTGTGAGAGGATCCTGACCCTCAACGGTTCAACCGCTTTCACAGTTACCTCCTGTCCTATCCAACCGGGCCTCGGAACATGTTTTCCCTGGTTGTCCGCACTTGCTTCGCGCTTTGAAACTTATAAGTTTCATAGTTTGCGTTATGAGTATAGGACTAAAACTGCTACCTCAGCCATTGGTGATGTCATTATAACAGTTGATTATGATGCCCTTGATTCGGCGCCCACTAGTGGGGTCCAAGCCGAGGCTTATAGATCTGCTGTTTCTGCCGCCCCATGGCAGGATATAACATTATACTGTCGACCCCCCGATCTTTCCCGGAGGGGGCCTAAGTATATCCGAACCAGTGCTGCACCTGCCTCATCTGACTTGAAGACTTATGATGTTGGCAATGTGCATTTCTGCACTGAGAACCAAGCAACTGCCGATTTAGTAGGTTACATTTATGTACACTATGATATTGAACTGTTTACGCCACAATTGGGCCAACTTGGTTCTTATACACAAGTGCAAGGTGGAGCTATTGATATACCTGCTGGCACTACGCCAAGCACCCTGTTTTCAGCAGCAACGTTAAAGGCAGGCTCATTAGGTATTACTAATATTTTTGATAACACCACCACCACACACCACATAACCATAATACCACCAGGCAAGTTTTTGCTGAGTATGGTTTATGAATCTGATTTCGCGGGAGGCGTACAGTATTTTACAGGAATAAATGCTGTCTCTGGATGCACCGTCTCAACGGCGAAGCTTTCCACTGATTACTCGGGAGCGGGCCCTTTCACATACTTCATTGGAGCATTTGTGGATTCGCCTCTCGGCAATGCTGTTGTTAATATTACCAACCTTGCCAATATCACGACAGTCGCAACAGGGGGCCAAGTTACCATCTCGATGCTACCCCCCTCTCTTCTGTTGTAGTTCCAAACAAACTTTTCTTTGGGCGCACGAGCCGTTATGACGGCAGCCGACCAACAATATTGGCCAGGCACCACAATTCACATGTTGTGGGGTGACGATGTAAATTGCTCTATTCGTCACCAATGGGGTTGCTGAGCTAGCATATTAGAG